GTTGAGTTGGATCTTTCTTGCCATTTGGATATTGGTGTATCTTGCAATATCTTTTTGTAGTGCCACGGTTTCCTTAGGTGTGGTGGCATTTTCAAGAGACTGCTTAGCGTGAAGCATTCTCTTCTTGTATATGGTCCGTTCATCGTAGATCCTTTGCATCATTTCAGGTAGGAAACCATGTATATCTTTACGGTACTGAGCACCGTTAGCACACACAGCATACTCTCCACTGATCTCAACCTCCTTGTTCAGCAGTTTGTCAACAGACACCGATGGGTGTCGCCTCTCAACCAGAGTTTCTGGTGAGATGTTGTACTGCATGATGAGGTGAGGGTACAGAGAGTTAAGGTCAAAGGACACCACCCAGTCGTAAGCACCTGGTATGGGTTCTTTAACATACGCACCAGCATACTGATCATTCTTTTGTGTACTGATCTTAGGTGGAACCACAATGTTACGCTTCTTCAAGTCATTGTAGATGAGGGTGTCCCACATCCTGACCTGAGAATAGACATCACTGAGGTTAACCTTAGCGTCATACGCAAGAGTTAATGCCAGTTCGATGAGTTTCATCTTGTCTTCTAGACGGTCAACGAGTTCCACGTCAACGATGTTGTACTCAACAAACTTTTGCCAGTCTTTTGTATAGAACTCTTTAAAGTTCTGGTATTCACTGTGGTCAATCTTTGCTTGACCCAGTTCTACATTTGCAATGTGATCTAGACGATAAGATTCCTGTGCAGAATAAGTGAACTTCTTGTACAGATCTAGGTAATCTAGAATTGTGACACCATTGATTTCATATGAGATGTGCTTACGACCCATCATCTCAATTTCACGTTCCATCACACGGTTCCAGGGGGAGAGACCTTTCTTCCAAGTCTCTCCTAGCACCCGTTCAAATCGACGACAGATGTAAGGAATATCATACAGGTTGCAGTTCCAACCAGTGATAATATCAGGAGTGTTTTGAGACCACCAAGCATGAAAGTCCTCCAACATTTCTACTTCCTTCCAAAAGACACGATACTCCGTGTCCTTCGGTGTAAATTCCCTCGTACCCCAAGTTATCACCTCCTTGGTAGCAAGATTCTTCATAGTAATACAAAGTATCTCTTCTTGACACGCCTCTACTGAGGGGAATCCATTGTCACAACCAACTTCGATGTCAATCGTATAGATCTTCATCGCGTTCATATCGAAACGAATCTCATCAGGGAACTTGTCAGCGATGAATTGATACACGAACCTATCATACCCATGCACTTCCAACCCATCAACGTCAGTATACTTCTCGATAAACTTTCGAGCATCCCTAGCACCGTCAAAGTGTTTAGGATGAGCATACCTACCATCAAGAGTCTTATACTTAGACTCCTTGGTCTGGTTGTTAGGAACGAAGTACAGGGTAGGACGGCATTTCTCTCGGTACTCAACGGGTTCACCGTTGTTGTATCCCCGATACAGGATAACATCACCGAGTAGAATCACATCCGTGTAAAACTGCATCAACTAACCATCGATTTATACTTGCCCACCAGAGCGGCAGACGGATCTAGTATAGTAAAGATCAGGTCAGAAGTCAAGAACACATCTCGCTGATCTGTGTGCAGAGGATACTCATTGAGTTCCCCGTCAGGAGTGACACGAAAGCAGTCTTCAAGTAGTAGACTCGGTTCCTCGTCCAGTTCCGTCAGTTTCCCCAGCAGGTACGTGCTCGGATCGTTCTTCAACAACAGTAATTTCAGCATCGGAAGCAGTTAGTTCGTTATATTTTTCGATCAGTTGATCGATAGGGTTGTAAATGAAAGTGACAGAGGGAATAGGAATGTAAATATGTGAGTTCTTAGAGAACGGTACATATGCAGTGAACTCCATGTCAATGGTATCAAGAGTCTTTGATGTCTCCTGCAAGGATGGTTCTTCAAAAAGATTATGATTCTCTTGAATCACCACAGTGTAAGGTTTTTCTAACTTATATGCTAGTGGTGGACCTTCCTTGCTGTCACGCATTTCATACACATCAGCGATTACGTCCTCGCCGTTTTGCATTCTTACGATTCTTACGCTCATAGTCTTTCTCCATCAATTGTTCATAAGTGTACTTTACCATATCAGTAAAGGCACGTCTAGCAGTAATGTTTTTAGTGTCTGCTAGGACGTGAACGTACTGCATAAAGTGATCCATATCCTCAGGGGATAGATCAAGAGTGAGTGTCTCACTCTTTTCTGCGTATGCAGGACACAGGTTAACATACATGTTCATGATTTACCTCAAACAAAAAGAGACCCCACGAGGTCTCTTTGGTTGTACATTATATAGGTAGTTTAATCATACGAACTACCATAACTGATGCAGGTCTTTTTGTTTTCTGCTGATGATCTACACCACTGTCTCACATAGGCATCTGCATCCTGCTCCATGGAGAAGTGGGCATGGTTATGAAGCATTCCTATCAGTGCTATCATCCCCAGCAGCGTCAGGGAGGTCATCGTTCCTGGATTCGTTAGGAATTTGAGGACGAATTTCATAAATCTTTAACTTCTGATGGTCAGGAATGATCTTCTGCAATTCTATCACAAGCAATCCATTTGTAAACGTGACTGTACCGATCTCCACATCATCAGAAAGGTTGAACCCCCTAGCAAATGTCCTAGTGCTGACACCCCTATGCAGATACTCATCTTCACCCTTTGCTTTTGGTGAGACGGATCTAATCAGCAGTACATTTGACTCAGTGGTGACTTCCACCTCATCTGGTGCCCATCCAGCAAGTGCCATTTCAATACGCCACTTGATGTTTGATTCCCTCACCAGATTATATGGTGGATATGCCTCATTGACACTACCCATTCCATATGAATGTAACCTATACATAACATCGTCTAACCCGATGCTATATTTCTCAACCGCATCCACTACGGCATTAAGATCTTTATGAGAAAACTTCCTCAGTCCAGTCATGTAACTACTCCTTTTAAAGCGAGATTGTATTGTGTGATCCCCGAAGGCAATCAAATTTATTTATAACAAACAAAAAAAATACGGGGTGGTGAACCCCGTACTTATCATGCAACTCGCTCTACCATATATCCATGTTCGCGACGGTCAGCGTTGAAACGCTTGGTGGTTCTCCAACGCCTACCATGCAACATGGTTTTAGGTGGCGTTGCAGGGCGTCCTTTGCCTTCATCCCAATCAGATTTGGAAACTGGTTTCCAGAACCAGTCACCAATGTTGTATGAATCATCGATCCAAGGATAAGAGAATCCACGACCACGAGTCTCTGCCTGAATCATAGACTGACGCAGACGTTCGTTGCCCCTTACGTATGCAAACTTGGTATTAACGGGGTTGGGATCGGTGGAATCGGTTGCTGTGAATAGGTTTGTGGGAGTTGTGGTCATGTGATATTAGGTGTCTTTGACCCCTGTATTATACGTAGTTACAAAGGTCCTGTCAAGAGGTTTAAAAGACCTAAATAGAACTAGTTCCTACCATCGAGACGATGAAGAAATTTCTTCCTCTCGTTATGCTTCTGATGACTGCTAGCGTTGCTAACGCTGGTGGACTTGTATCAAAACATGCCGCAAGTGTCCAACTCACCGTTGATTCAGCACGAACTCAGGCAACTAGAATTGGTTCATCGTTTAGTATCTCAGGTACAAATATCGATACTACTGACGGAACTACTGCTCACACAGTTTCCGCTGGTACTATCACCTCTGGCATCTATGCTCCTGGTACTATCTCTGCCACACAGGATACAGCAGGTTCGGCCTTCTCGTTCAGTCAGTCATATACACAGGCTGATGCAGTTCCAACTGCTGCTCCAACGGTAGGTGACGTTCCTAACTTCTCAAACACCACTTCTTATACTGCTGGTACAGCAGGGTCATTAGCAGGTACTGTGACATCTGCGGGTATGATCACCGTGACGGCTGGTGGGGCTGGCACGACAGCAACAGGGCAATACGTGAGTGAGATCACTGTAATTGACTGAGGTTAGTGATGAAAAATACGATCATCTCGTGTGCGATTGTTGCGGTGGGTGCAAGTGTCACACTTGTTCCTGCCCAGGCGGTCCCCGTGGTCCCAAATTTTACTCAGGGATCCATGACGAGCCACACGGAGACAACACAGACTATAACTGAGTCTATAAATAGCATGGACTACAACACTGGATATCAGTATTCTGCTACTGGTTCTGGTATCACCGCTAATGGCAACCTTTCCCCAGGGACAGGTGCCAGTAATGTAACTATTGACGGAGTGACTTCTTCATGGACAGGAGTGAACAACAGACCGACGTTTACACAAACAACACCTGGCGCAGCGTTTCAGTTTACAGAAACTTATCAAGGCCCAGGTTTAAGCAATCAAACAATTATAAACAGAACAACCGAGGTTACAAGCATAACCGATACCACAAGTATCTTCTCGCAGTAACCCTTTTATTTGCTAATCCTTCTTATGCTGAAACTGTTGGTGGTGTGTCTGCTACTGCTTCTCCTGTGGCTAATAGTTCAGGCTCCGTTACAAACCAAGCTATTCAAGTCCTTCAAGGACCTTACATTACAAACACATACGGAAGTGGTATACAATGTCAAGGTCCCACTCGCAACTTCACCCCCTATGTAACAGGATCTGCTTCTGCATCTAAACCATACGAACCATACTTTAATGATCCTGTGTATGATATCAGTGATCTAAATGAAGACGGTTTGATAGACAATCCAGGAGACATCCTCTTCCATAAGAAAACACGTACTGGACAGAAAGATAATTATAGTTTAGGTGTAGGGTTCTCTATGACATGGAGTACACCCATTGATAAGAAGTTGCAGGACCAATGTAAGGAAGCGGCAGCAGCAAGTATTGATTTGCTACAACAAACTGCTGCCAATAAAAGATTAGACTTTGAGATTGCAAGATTAAAAAATTGTGGATCTCTTATGAAGGAAGGAATCATGTTCCACCCCAAGAGCCCTTACTATAAAATATGTGCCGATGTCGTGGTGATGAATGTGAATCAGATTAAAGATCACAGACATACTATCCCTTCGGTTTCAGTGCCTCCCGAAGAGTCCGAATTGCAAGATTCCTCTGACGCTGCTCCAAACGACGTTCGTTTACAGACGGTACCTTACTCTCCTTCCCCCTGAGTTTAGCAATCTTTTTAATAACTTTCTTAACCGTTGGTTTGACTACTTTCAATAGTAGATCTGCCAGCGGTTTTGCTAATAGTGCTGATGTAGTAGCGATGACAGCAATGCCACCTACCTGCATAACTTGACCACCACTAGGTAGACCAGCAATTATTTGTGTATGTAGAGGAACTGCTTCTGTAACCTGTACACATTCATTACCAACTAGTTTATATTCAACAACTTCTTTTCTAAATCCTTCTACCAATGTACCAACAGGTTCCTTTGCTTCCTGTGCTGGTGTCGGACATTCTACGACAGCAGTAGCAACAGGTGGTGTGTTTACTTCTGGTGTTGGTGGTACTGGTTTTGGTTCATCTACTTTGGTACCACCAACGGTAGGTGGACCAGTTATTGTCATCCTGTTCGGTTCAAAAGAAATAGGGTTAAAACTGGGATAACCAGAATCGCAATACGTAACCAAACCATTTGAATCATCAACCCCAACTTTATTGTTCTTAGAGTTATTAGTTTCGTGTGCTTCTACACACCCAGGTATGTCAACAACGGGTATGCCGATGTTGACAGTAACTGGTGGACTTATATATTGTGAGTTGGAAGGTTCACTAAAACTCCAAACAGGTATATCTATCTGTCGGATTTCAATAATGTTAGTTCCAATCTCACGTATAGGTTCCATTAGAATGGCAGTACACTACCAGTTGCCGATGGCACCCCAGGTACGCCAGCACCTGGTACGGCAGCGCCAGCACCTGGTAAGGCAGGAATGGCACCACCAGTTGCACCAGGCAACTCAGGCACCGATGGCATGAGACCACCAACCAGACCAGGCAATGCGCCTACGACTGCTTCTGTCGCTGCCTCTGTTGCTGCCTTTGTAGCACTCTCAATGAGTGCATCCTTTTGAATATAGAGATAAGCACCACCCCCTAGAATTGAAAATGAAACTAGACCTGAAAGTAACGCGATAACATTAACTACTTTTTGCATTGTGTCCTCATTCGACGTGAATAGTACCTGTCATACCTGCACCCTGATGTGGACCACAGAAGAAATTATAGTCGCCAGCGTCAGCGAATAGAATATCTTGTGACTCACCAGGTGCAAAGAGCAGTGCCTCTCTCGAAAGATCGGGACGTGCTTCAACAATAATATTGTGAGGAGGTAGTGCCTCATTTACGAAGTGTAGTGTGTCACCTGCTGAGATTGTAATCTCATTAGGTTCAAATGCTAGGTTACCCCCAGCACCCATGACAACATCAACGGCAAAGACTGGTGCTGCCATGAACATGACACCCAGCAAACAAATCAAACTAAGAAATTTTCTCATCTTTTTTCGGTAATGTAGGAGTTTTATCTTCATCCTTTTTCTTGGAGGGCATCACTCCAAAAGTGGCTAAGGTTCCAGTGAACACACTGGCGATAAAAGTTGGATCAATATTTTTCTGAGGAATACCAGGAACAGTTACATAGTTAAGGGTCAGAATTGCTGCTGACCATCCAAGTATAATAACTCGAACGAGAGTTGATACACCCTCATCCGCCCACTCAAATTTGTTGTCCTTCTTGGTTTCCTCTTTCTTTGGGTTATCCATAGAGAAGAAGTAACTTCACCTATTTATGAAGTAGATCATTACCAATACATAAAAAGTCAATATCTTTTTTACTAAACAACTCCTTCGCTTCCCAGAAACTAGATGCGATAGGACTACCACCTAAATTTAGTGAGGTATTGAGCAGTACACTGTCACCTGTGATGTCTTTATATGCTCGCAATAGTCTGGCATAGCAGTCATCACCTTCAACAGTTTGGATCCTACATGTACCATCGACATGTGTGACAGATGTCAGGTCATTATCAGTAACATTTACAGAAACATTCATCCAAGGCATATTTGCACCGTCAGGTACATCAAAGTGCCTTGGAGCGTCTTCTCGTAGGACTGAGGCACCATAAGGACGGAAGTGTTCTCTATGCTTAACCTTACTATTCAGCACATCTTTGATGTTTTCACACCTAGGATTAACAAGAATGCTCCTATGACCCAATGCACGAGGTCCGATCTCACCATGACCCTGATACCAAGCAACAATATTACCTACTGCTAACTCTTCTGCAACTATTTTGATAGTCTCATCACTGACTTCCTCAGGTGCTTCATCATCCTGCCAGAATGGGAACCCAGTAGCATCAAACTCCTCTGTATGGAAGCGTCTTCTAAGGAATTCTACTGCTCCTAAGGACAATCCACAGTCATTTGAATGTGGAATAGTAGAAATCTGTTGTCCAGTCTGTGTAATGCGTCCATTGAACACACAGTTCAGTGCTACACCACCTGTATATCCTACTTCATCATCACCATTACCCACATATTCTGCTAATTTATTTGCTGTTGTCTCATGAACAGTACGTAACCAATTGATATCAAAACTATTATCCCACTTCCTAGTCCACTGATCATAGTTCCAGATATCTTTCACCCTACTGATAGGGAACTGATCCAGGAACTTCGCATATTCTGTATCAATGATACCATATGCTGCTAGTCCCATGATCTTACCAGCAAGATCTAGACCATGTGGAGTGTTATCTGTAAGACCAAGAGCAGCACCCACCTTTGCCATCTCAATACCAATAGATCCTGTGATATCTACATCATGAGACAGTTCTAAGTTGTCACCTAAGAACAGAGAATGGGACCTTCTGTTACTACCATACCCATCGAACACATAGTTAGTGTATGGAATGCCTACTGGCCATTGTGAAAGTACATGTGCCCAGTGGTGATCGATTGCAAACGTTTTACAAGGCAATCCGATATCTATCTCACGATAGAGTTCACCCTCATCAAAGGTTACTTGATCGCTAACAATACAAAGGGCATCAACTTCGTTGATATGCACACCCAACTCATCAGTAAGGTCTTGCCACTGCCATGTATTGTCTAGTCCATGATGCTTTATATGAAAATATCTCTCCGTAGAGAGATACTTTACTTTGGTTCCATCGGTATAGGTGATGTTGGAATCGTGATCCTCAACTCTCAATCCAATAAATTTCATTAATAATCAATCAGTTGTGTTCCTTGTTCCACTTCTTACGAACTCTTTTGAGTTCTTTCAACTCTAACTTGATGTTAGCATAAGCAGTTTCAGCATCAAGTTTCTTTGCCATTTCCATGGCACAGATCATACCAACTCTTGTTCCGAAGAGTTGGATTGCTTTATCATAACAATCCATATCCTCATACATGGGTCAGGTGTCAACAGTTACTTTCTTCTTACCGATGTTGTACTTACTTTCCAACGTCCACTCTTGCTTATCTTTGTAGGACAGAACTTTGATTTGATTCAAAGGTGCAATCTCTACTAGTTCATCCGCTTGAAAATTAACTAGTCCCCAATCAAACAGAAGTTTAGCAATGCGATTCCTTCTTTCGATATCGTTCTTAGTAATGTTCGCTGGTTTACCATCCAGAGCGAACAGTTCTTTAAAATGAACAATGTAATACTTACCTTTCTTATGCAGAATATGACATGACTGGTAGAGTTTACGATCCTTGCGAGATGCAACACCAATTCTAGTTAGAGTTTCACGCACTTTTAAGAAATCATCTGGTTCTTTAAGTGCCACTTCCAACATCATATCCTGAGACCACGAGATCTCTTCACTAGTCATCTTGAATTTCCTCCAACATTTAATTTAGTTTTGATGACTTCCAACTGATCTTTGTTGAGCAGTTTCAGGGCATCTCTCGCCTTGTCGGTGCTATATCCGTAGAACTGTTTTACTAGTTCTAGATCATCTTCTGCCGTGTATTTGTTCCAAGGCGCAAAGCGTTTGGATTTCCTAATACTATGTAGGTAAAAATTATATTGCATATCATTATCCAGATCATACAACATATTCATCTGATTTACATGGAGAATACAATCAAGATGACCAGCAAGACACTTACTAACGACATAAGATGGATACTTTGCCATGGCACGTTCATCTTCATGAAGGTTACCTTGCTTCAAGTTGATACCATTGAGGTAGTCTTTCAGTTGATACTCAAATTCTTTACTCATTAGAAGAACTGTTCTAGTGTATTAGGGGTTGGGTTGTAACTAGTGATGAGAAGTTCAGACTTCTTGTTGTTTGCTCTGTGCTTCATACCATATGTAAGTTTGAAGTATCTCTGATGATGTTCACTGAACATACTTTCAATCTCTTTGTCTACATTATAGGTGACCATCCACTCACTCTTAGATTCCTTAGTCAGTTTAGCAAACCTTTCATGATCAAAGTTCTTATGCATCTCAGCATTGGTACCATATAGAAAAGAATTAATTCTGTATGGAGGATCTAGAAAGACAAAGGTATCTGAATCACCATCTAGTAGTTCGGAGTAATCTAGATTAGTGATACGCCAGTGTGCAATCAGATCTTGATAGTTTTTTAGATTCGCTGCTCCTCGCTTGGTGAAGTTTTGAATTGATGCACTCTGTGAGAATGAAGAGTTCTCAGTCAACCCTGAGTAAGAGCACTTATTAAGAACCCAAAATAGAACAGCTTGACGAAAAGGATCGGCGTCGGATATTTCCTCTTTGCTTCTATTAAACAACTCCTTAGCAAGGTCAGGTGTAGGGTTCTCTTCTTTAATCGCATAGCATACATCAGACAGTAGGTCACCTTGATCCCTGAGTGCTACCCAGAAATTGTAGAGATAAGTATATTTGTCATTAATCCAGACAGGGATCTCAGGATACAACTGAGACATGTATATTGCCATAGAACCGCCACCCACAAATGGTTCTCTGTACTCATTAAATTTAGCAGGGCACCAGGGTTCTAGTTGTGTAACTGCTCTCGACTTACCACCAGGATATCTGAGAGGGGTCTTCAATAGTTTCATACTGTTGACTCAATAAGATTATAAAGTTGGGATGCAAAGTCTCCCTTATCAATTGGTGTGACATTCTTTGCCAAGAAAGTCAGATCATCTGTATGCACTCGGAACTTAACGGAGTCATCCTTCAAAGTAACATGCTTCATACAAGCATCCCAAGTACAGATAGCAACTGTGTATGTTGCTGTGTCCCACAATAGCATGTAGTCAAAGGTTTTTTCAGGTACACCTGTGTTATTACCTTGAAAATTCTTCAAGGTAATTTCTGATGTCCATGGTATCCTCTTACAAAATAAATTATCCTTACCCTTAGACTCATAGCGAAGTCCATCTTCTAATCCAAGGAAGTCCTGACCAATAGCAGTTGCTCCGACATAATTCAACTGACCACCACTGTACTTAGCAATAGAAATCTCTTGGACTTCTGCTCTGAGTGGTCTAGTTTGTCGCCGCTTCAACCCATCAGTAGACTTCACAACTCCAAAGATAGATGGAAAATCAAATCGTGTAGGGTCAATCATAATACGTTGATGTTTGCCATAGGGACACCTTGTGGACCAGCGTTGACAGGACCATGGGGTAATGAGTTGAAAGACATAGTATAGCGGTCTTTTTTACCAGAGTGAGGATTGCTATAATGTCTTAACCATCCAGGGAAGATAAGAAGTTTACCAGGTTCCGCCGTGATACGTTCCTCAGGTCCGTCGAAGAAGTCGCGAGTAATCTCTAAGGTATCAAGATTACGGATATCAACAGGGTCATGGAAGACAGTATCACTACCTTCGGTGAAATAATATACACCAGAGAGATAAGAATAGTTATGACGATGGAGAGGATGACCAGCACCTGATTGAGGTGGTGCCCAATTTGCCCATGATAAAGAGATACGTAGTTCTTCTACTTGAAGTGCAAGATCACAACGAATATAATCTAGACAGTCATGAAAGAACCCTGTCATCTCTTGCATAGGTTCATCTTTATGCAAATCACCCTTACTAGTACGAACACCAGCAGGGAAATTATACATTTGCATGTTCAAAGTTTTGATATATTCCAGTGCCTGATCAGACATTGCCATGTCATCACCTTCTAAACGAAACTCATAGACTCTCGTAGGGAATAACTCATGGGTCTTTATCATTTAAACTCACACCTCATCATGATCTCAGTCATGAATGCTACGAGGTTGATCTCCTGATCCATGACAAAGTTTGCTTTGTATTGGTACTCACCGATAACAAGAACTGCTTCGGGAATACTCTTTGGTTGTAAGTATGTATAGAGGGAATCATACACCTTTCTCATGACAGCATGAGGTTCGTTGTCCATATTAGCAACAACCCACTTCTTAACGTCAGTAAACTTACGACCCTTCAAGTGACTCATAAGATCTGACATAGCAATATCAGAGAGTTGTCCTAGGATACCTGTATCAATCTTACCCTTAGAGGAGTAACGTTGCAGTTCATTGATCGTGCGTCGGAAGTCAGGGAAGTGCTTCATCACAACTTCGCGAAGCACTGACATCTCAAACTCGATGCCTTCCTCTGCCATGATGGTGTGAACACGCTTGAAGAAAGCAGCACCAAGTTGTGCTTTCTCTTTACCTTTCACATTAAACTCCACCACAGTGCAGCGAGAGTGCAGTGGTTGAGCAATCTTGTTCTTGTAGTTACAGGTGAAGATGAAACGACAGGTGTTCTGGAACTCTTCGATGAACCCCCTCAGAAGCATTTGCACATCCTGAGTGGTGTTGTCTGCCTCATCGATAATAAGCACCTTGTGACGTGCCTCAGAGGTC